GAATCTCTTTTAGGTCTCTTAATACTGAACCTTTAAGAGATGGCAATGTTTTTCTTACAATGGAATAGGTTTTATTCTCTTGTTGGAGAATATTGATAACTAACCAAAGAATGATGTTATAAGTTTTCCCCGCTCTACTTGACCCCTGAAAAATGTAATTTCTATAATTGGGGTTCATTAGGTCCTCGAATACCTTTGTTGTCTTAATCTTCATTCATTATTTTTTCCGCTACATCATAATATGGTTTATGTAATTCAGAACCCAACCATTTTCTTTTCATGCCCTTAGCAATTTTTGTGGTCGTGGCTGACCCCAAGAATGGGTCATATACCAAATCACCTTCATTAGTCCAAGAGCTAATGTGGCGTTTTACAATCTCATCTGGCATGATTGCTGGATGACTCTCAGCTCCTTTGAACATTTTCGAATTAGCATACCCATTTGTTATATGCCAAACATTATCATCTATTCCATATTCTTTAACCAATACTCTACCTTTTGTTTCTTCTAATATTCCTTCATGATTCCTCTGTCTCCTGTTATCCCATATTCTCCCACCTGTTTTATTCTTTTTCAGAATTGGATTGAATGTTTTTGGTTTTCCTTTTGAAAATATAAACATATTCTCCCAAACATTCCTATATCGGTAGATGGATGGAAATGGTGTGCCTGTCTTATACCAAATTAAATGGTCGTGTAGATTTAATCCTAAATCCATAAAATATAATGCTTGTCTCATACTATTACCTGTCCTTGAACCTTTAATTGTTTGGTCTGCCACATTCCACATTATCACCCCACCTGGTTTTAATGTTCTTACTAACTCCTTCGCAATATCTTCAAATGGGAATGAATAACCTTTATCCTTTAATCTTTGATGATATGTTTTATCTCCACCATATTTTCTCATCGCATCATAAGGTGGGGAAGTTAATACCAAATCAATATAGTTGTCTGGCATTCTACCCATCGTTATTAAACAATCCTCATTGAATATTTGATTCTCCATTCTTTTTGCTCTCTTCGTATTTTTTCCATGCTTCCTTTGAAGCTCTCTCCCATTCCTTTTTTATTTTGTCGTTTCTTTTCTCGACCCTTTTCTTATGGTCTTTTCTCTTTCTTGACTTAGGCATATCTTCCTTTCTTTTTAAATTTATGTAGGTCCATTAAGGTCTTATAGATTTTATATTCTTCATTATCTGAGAAGTTATATTTCTCTACTACCTCAGATAAATAATTCAATGTCTCAGTCAGTTGTTCTTTTGTGAAATAATCATTGGGGTAGAATGTAAATTCAATTTTAACACAGGATAAACCAGTATCCTTAAATGAATCAGAAATCTGAATATCTGTTAGATATCTTGTACTAAAACAATCGTTCTTGATTGTCTTTGTTATTCTTTGTTTCAATGACCATAGAAACTTCTTGAACCCCTTTAATGGTTCTTCAGTTAGAGATTCAAAATGAAAGGTAAGACAATAATATACTGTCTTATATTCACTTCTGTTCTCTGAACCTGCTACAGTTTGAAACCTTGAAAATTTATTTAAATGAAATTCCGTTGCTCTCTTTGTTAATCCTTTAAGTATTCTCCCCATCTTTCTCCAATTTATTTTTGATTATTTCTATTTCTATCTTCTTTGTTGAATCTATCTTCTCTCCTCCTGTTGTGATATCAACCTTTCTTTCTATATTCCATTCGTTTCCAAATTTATTTCTCATAACGAGGTGCCATAAATTGGAATTTATTTCTTTTGATTTTCCATCTTTGAATGATTTTCTTGGTATTGAAGCCCACCATGTTTGAGATAAATTCCTCATTTCTTGAACGGCGTCTGAAAACTCTGAATATTCTTCCAATAATTCGTAGAATGTGGCTTTCGATATTCCAAGATATACGATAGCATCTATATCCAACATTCCTTCTTCACCCATCTCTCTAAGTCTGAGTTTCCATCCATCGGGTAAATCTTCCAATGTTTTACGAGGTCTCCCTACTGGTTTTCCAGTTGACATAATCTTGTATTTTTTTATAAGCAAATTCTGCTCTATCTTTTATTCTGTTCAGACAAGCAGCATCACAATAACCTATTTGTTGGGGTTCGAAATAAGTTTTATTCCATTCGACAGCATAGTTCCTTTCTGTTTCTTGTTTGAATTTGGAAAAGAAATATTCTCTTACTCTTTGAACTTCCTCTAATTCATATGGAGGTTCTTCAAGTTCAACAAGTTCGATTACATTGTTTGTTTGAACCATTGTAGGTTTTTGTTGTTCTACTTTATTTTTACAACCACATCCGAGAAACATAAGTTAATGATATTAATATTTTAAGGTCAGTAAATATTTGCTCTGATTTATCTTACCCAACATTTCATCTTTCATGTTATTACTTTATTATAAATATCCTGAATCAAGATTATTTCTGGTTTGTTGTCTTAGGTCCGATAATCTTTTTCTATAACGGGCTAAATCTCTAGATACAGAGTTCGTTGGAATGGTTGTTAATTTTGATGTCTTTGTAACGGATGCCCCACATTCAATATAGATTTGGAATAACCTTGAATAATACCAGTCCCCATATTTCATATCTCTTTCTATTTGCTCTTGTACCCATTTTAAATCTATTGGGTCATCAACATAAGGTTCTTCTACAATATCGATATCTACAAATTCTTCTGTTCTTTTTTTTCTGTATAAGGAATGATATCTTGAACTCGTTGAAGAGAAATTGTTCTTTACAATTTTTGCGAAATAAAATAATCGATGGGCTTCCGGTAGATTGGGGATTGATTTGTTAATTAAGAATTGTTCGATACAGAACTGACATAGTTCTTCTGTATCTATTCCTTTGGATATGCTAAAACATATCTTCTTTAATTCCTTATAATTTTTTTCAATCCAGTTATTTATTGTTGTGCCTGTTTCCAATCTTCTTCATTGAATGAATTTATATCCTGAAGTGTTTTCATAATTCGTTTATACATATCTGCTTCCTCAAATGATTCCCTTTCAATTGCTTCTTCCAACTTTGTCTCGTATGCGAACAAGAGGTTTTCTAATGCTGAGTCACTGGTCTTGAGTAATGGTAGATAATATTCAACAACACAATCTGTTAATTCTTTTTTTAATTCCTCTGGTAAAGAGAAATATTCCTTAAGTTCAATATCGAATTTATTATCTAGTTCCATTAAGATTCTATGTAACTCCTTATTCATATTAACTATAATAAATATCTGGTATAGTTAAATAATTTATTTGATGTTGGTTAGAGAGTTTACCCCCCCTTTCCCCCCCATAAAATATTATGAGAAGTGAAAGGGTATGTATGGACGCACTGTTGAATGGTTTACCCCCCGATTATCCTTCAGAGCAGGGATTTAATGGCTGACCCTAACCAACAAAAAACCCCATAACTTTCGGAAGGGACTAACTTCTTCCTACTCGTCATAAGGGTTATTTGAATATCTTTTAGTTCTATCGTGTTAGTCCGAACTTGTATATAAATATTATAAAAAAGAAAAATAATTTCAATAGAAAAAAATAATTTCTTGAATATATTTATTGGATATGGAAAAAACTTGTACAAGATGTGGGGAGACAAAACCTGTAACTGAATTTTATAGAAATTCTGCTAATAAAGATGGATATGCTCATGGATGTAAAGTTTGTCATTCCGATTATCAAAGGAGAACAATAGCACAGAATAGAGAAATAAATCTGAATGGAACAACTTATGATGATTATTATAATTCTTATGAACTTCTGAAATTCATGGGTTATGATTTAAACCAAGATATACACAAACAATTCGCAGACAAACATGGTCTCAAGTACAGGAAAAGACCTTATAAGAATGTTTTACCTCCTTATGGAAAAGAAGCCTTAAAGAAACTTCAAGGGGAGAATTAACTCTCCAATCAATAATTCTTTCTGAACCTCATTATCTCCGAGCCTAAGACCTATCTTCTCAACTATGGGGTTCTCATATATTCCAATATTAACTCCTACTGGTAGGTCTGAAAATCCGTTTAATGACATATCATAAAAAAGGGAGTATATATCAACTCCCTTCTTTACCATATCGCCATAAAATTTCAGTTCCCAAATAACATGTTCTTCATTTCCATCAGCAAACTCGATAACACAAACTACTTTATACTTCATAATTTAAATATTTTTTCCAAGAACCTCTTTTCATTGTGGTTTGAACATAGTTGATTGGAATCTGATATCTCTTCATTATATCCCAAGTTGACCATTCACCAGCATCATATTTCTGTTGGATGAGTTTCTTGTCACAATTTGTCAGGGCATACTTGTTTTTCTTATAATAATTTTTTCTATGTTCAGATTGTTGCTTATGTGTTATACATCTGAGATTCTTTAAATTATCATTTGCTCTATTTCTATCGATATGGTCTATTGTATCTTCACATCTTTCTTTATGGAAAGATTGCCAGATTTGTCTAGCAATTCTGATAGTATATTTCTTTTTGTTATGATAGATGGAAACCAATTTATATTCTTTTCCATCTTCTCTTAGTTTAAGAACATTGCCTGTTCTTCCATGTCTGATTCTCCCTTTATTGGAAACTTCATAGGTTGAAAAATCATAACAGTCAACCCATACCTCTTGGTCTGTGATTTTCAGGTGCTCAAGGAGCTGCTCCTTGATTACATCATCAGTATAACTCATCTAAAATTATTATAAGTGTTGTTGAATTGTTCCACTTCGAGATATGTCATTCCTGACCTACCTGTCTCGGGACCAATCGTATTATCATAGTCATATTGGACCATTCTTTCTCTTTCTTGAGAGACTGTAAACATTTTCTTTGTTTCTCTCTCTTTTCTCTTTTTCAACAAGGTTCTGATGTAGTCTTGTTGTGCTTTGCTTAATGTTTTTTTCATTGCTCCTTATTTTTTTTGTTTATAATCCGAAGGCGATATCACCTTCAGCGGCTTCTTGTTGTAACTTCCAATCTTCATATTGATAATCCATATCGAGAACATTGAGTTCATCTTCGAATAATAAATCGAAATCCTCAGAAGTTAGATAATCTTTTGTCTTGCTCATATTACTTTGTTTTATATAAGTATAGTCAAGTATTACAAAAAGTCAAGTAAGACAAAAAAAAAGAAGGTCTTTTTAGGGACCTTCTTGAAAAAAAAAGAAAAAAGCAGAGAGACTTAATTCAGGGAGAGAGCTGTAATTTCAGCATTGGTGAGAATCCTACCCCAAATCTTGATATCATCGACATAAGCGTCAGTAGGTTGTTGATGAAGTGGGGACCCAACATTACCAGCATTTCCAACAGTGAGAGTAATTCCGAAATAACTGTGGTAGAAGAATCTACTACTACCAATGAAATTACCATTGACATATAAATTAGTAAGTCCATTGACAACTGTCCAAGTAACATTGACCCATTTACCTTTCATAGAAGGAATATAACCGATGGACATTCTCTCATTGGAGTTATTACAACGAGAGAGATACAGAAAGTTGTTGTGTTGCCATAGAACCGGATTACCATCATATCTACGATTCTTGTTGAGTTCCATAAGAGCATTACCTTCTCTGAAGTTCATAATCTTGAACCAAAAAGAGATTGAATAGTTCTGAGAGATATTGAAGGGGATATTGTTAGCCTCCATATACCCATTATTAGAATAAAACGCATCGTTAGGTCTACCGAATCTATCAGGACCAAATCGAGAGTTTACCCAAAATCCGTCATTACGATAGATTGTAGAATCAACGAGATTAGAACGGAAAAGGAACTTGGCGATGATACCTGAATCCAAAGAGGATGGTATTTGAGGAGATGGGGTTTGTGACTTGTGATAATCACTTTGTACTTCAGGTAGTTCCTTAGAACAAGAAGAAAGACCGAGAACAAGGACGAGGATGTAGACAAGTTTCATAGTTGTAATTTTTACAAAGTTAAGGATTTGTTTTTGATTCCAAAAAATCTTTGTACAGATTATTTTGAAATTTCATTTGCACATATCCATTCTTGTAATTCGACACTTCTTGGTTCACCCTGAAACCAAATTTTCTGAAGAATTTGGTTTGAGAGCTTATGGTTGATTGTCTATAATTGGAACCACCACCTACCGCTCCTGTGCATTCCAACATTATATGGAGAGTAGTTAAATCCAAACCAGCAGACACAAGTAGTGAAAAAAACATTTTCATAAGTTTTGTACCATCACCCCTACCTTCTTGGTCAACTATAATTCTTGTTAACTCCAAACCATTTTTGTAAGGAGCAATATTGAAGTGACCAATTGGTGTTTCAATACAAATTCTATTATGTTCTCTTCGTACAGAATTTTTGCCAGTCCAAACTGTTGAGTTGATAAAACGCTCTGATACTTCTATAGCATCACTATCTTCAAATAAATCATAAGTTGATGAACGAAAAAGTTTGTAAGGTTCATTATCAACATGAAATTCATGTTTACCGATATTGAATACAACTTTATTACCAATATTATCAGTTCCCTTCACTTTCCCCAATAAAGCTTTGGGATTTTGCAAATAGTCTTTCAATGCATCTTCGTAGGTACGAACTTTTAGTTCTTTGTTTTCGGTGGTAATCATGGTTTATAGTTTTTACAAAGATATATTAAGATTCTGATTCTACCAAATTATCTTTTTTGGTCTGAAAATATTTTTCATATACTTCATCTTGAATCATCAATTCGGTTGCTTGTTGTATGGAGATTCCAAGAACTTGAGATAGAAGAATGAAATCTACACCACTTTTGATGAGTTGACAGGCTCTCAGATATTTGATTTGATTTTCCATATATTGAATGTTCAGTATCGCTGTCCCCCGTTTGGGTTGTAAAGATATATTAGTTTTCTGATTTCCACAAAAATTTTTCCAAATTGGATTTAATTATTTGTTTATTGTGTTTCAATTCTTCGGCAGGGACCAACCAAGTTTTCAAGGTTTTATTATTATTAATTTTAAAAGTCATTATGAATAACTTTTTATCTCCTATAATATGTCCGTTATCAACAATAGAATAAACCTTGATTGTTTGTCCCTTCACCAAACGACGATTGTATTCGTTTGCAGACATTGGGACAAAATAACGGTTGATTGTATCAGTAATATTTGCTTTGAAAAGATAAGACATAGTTTATGTTGTTCAGTATCGCTGTCCCCCGTTTTGTTTATTTTGAAAAGTAGTCCCCATATTCGTATCCCGCACTTGCGGCAACACCCACGATTGAGTAATAAGTTTTGTCATCACCAACCCAATCAACAAATCGGATTTCCTTCTTCTTACAATCAACTTGGATTTTCGAGTCGTCATTGAGATACCAATAAGCACAACCATCCATTTCTGAATCGAGGATTTGACCTACAAAGAGTGATACCCTCGAAATAATCCATACATCCAACTGACACTTGTTTTTCATCGTTTTTGTTTTAGAACACGAAGATACAACAAATAAAATTAACAGCAAAAAAAAAGCAGTACCGAGAATTGGTACTGCTCTATAGAAGATTAGAATAGAGAGAGGAAAATAATGGGAGCAAGAATTAAACCTCTCTATTAACCATATATAATTTTAACTCACTTTTTCCAAAGTTAAATACTAAGGTGTTGGTTGAATATTGAAATATCCTGTATCGAATGCTCCACCCAAGTTATAATATGTTCCATCAAAAATAACTGAACCATTTTCTGTGTACGGGAGTTGTGTATTTCCACTGAAGAACAAACTCGTTCCACTAAATCTGGTTTGACCGAGAACATCATAGTATGTCCATCCTGTCATAACTATTTTATCATAGAGACCTGCTGTCCCATCATCAACCAAAACATATCCGGCCTCAGGTGATGCTGAAAGTGTCAGATTGAATGTTGAAGCGGTACTCACTAATGGGAAATTAGCTTGTTGAAACTCGACTGTATCGTTAGTTGTTGTTCCTGATTTAATCATCGGAGAACCATTAGCGGTTATATTACCAGTAATTCCACTGATAACACCACTAACACCATAGAAAAATACATTTTTCAGAACATATGGTGTTGAAGCACTACCAGAAGCTGTAGGAGTAGGAGTTGGTGTACCAGTATTTGTCGGAGTTTGTGTCGGTGTGACAGCAGCTGTTCCCGTAGGTGTTGCTGTATTTGTCGGAGTTGGAGAAGGAACAGGAAGTTCAGCCTCATCAACAGCAATTGCTATTGTATCTGAAGCCAAAAGAATCGGTCCTTTTAATTCCACAAGACCACTTGAATAATCACCAGCAGAAACCAATGAACCATTTACATATAGTTCAAGTTGAGCATTCCCTTGTTGAAGGAATAAGAGAATGGAGGCTTGATTAGAACCATTCCCATTAGCTATTGTTGTATTCGTACCTGAAACTGTATCACCTGAGAATAATGGAAAAGAACCACTACCAACAGTAAAACTACCATCTTGTGCGGTTAAAGTTCCAATCGAAGTGATTACAGCAACAGCAGAATTGTTTGTAATTGAAAAACTCATTTTAATTTATTTTATTTCTTTAAATTTTATTGCTTTAACATCAGGGAGATTTTCTTTTATCTTATCAATCTCATTTTGATTGTTGTCGATATGTTGTTGAATACCTAATTTCTTAATCATCTCCCA